CTTCAGACCAGTCAAACGTAGTTTTAACACAACCCATACCTAAAACTGTTAAATCTTCTAAACATCTTCTTCTAGTTAAATCATATTTACTACCATCTAACAAAACGTTTATAGCTTGTTCATTTGCTAGCTCAACTTCTTGCTTGTAAGTTAACTGCATGTGAAGCCTTAACTCTTCTAGTGTTTCTGGTAACTGATCAGGATCGTTTTTAGAAAGATCCATGTTGAATTGTTGCTTTGCTTGTTTATTAAAGTCTTTTGTTCTCATGTCCTTTAACAAACTTTCCATGTAGTCAGTTCTTTTAGCAACTCCGTATTGATCTTGTGAATATGCTTTTATATCAAACGATCTTGCACCCATACCATTAACAACTATATCTACAAACTTAGGTATAATAGGTACTGGCGTCCAGTCTAAATTTAGATAAGATAAATCACCATTAATAGATAACTCATCTTTATATTTTTGTATTGATTGCTCTCCTCTCGCGTAGCATCTAAGATTATGAAACTTTCTCTGTGTTTGAGAATATCTATTAGAAGCAGGACCATCAAACCATTCTAGTTCAATAGCTCTAGCTACTTTTAATCCATATTTGTCAGATACTTTTTCTAAGTCACTAACAACCTGAGAAGGAAATTCTTTATGTAGAGAATCTGCCATGTTATTGTTTAATTATTTTTGAATTTTGTCCTTTATTACTATACTTAGCAATTTTTATATTTACAGGAGCTTTTTTTATTTCTGCGTTTGGTCTATACAAATGTCTATTACAAGCCATTATTGCCAAACCACTACTAATTGTTGCATCATACTTAGTTCTTTTGTTTATATCAAACCTACTCCAATCGTTTAAGGTATTGTTAAAATACATATTACCCATACCTTCTTTTGTTTGCCCTACTTTTTCCTGTATATACATTTCAATTGCAGCGGCATGTGCTTGTTTAATATCTTCGCTTGTGTTAGGTATACCACCTATTTCTTTTTCAGTAGTTGATAGTTTGTTCCATACTTTGTCTGGTCTATTCATACTAAAACCTCTATAACCACGTCTTCGTAAATAGTACAATAGTCGAGGTTTATTATTCTCTGCAAGCATAGGCATCCCGTAATAAACTAAAGCCATTAGAATGTCCTCAAAGAATATGTCAGCCGTTTGTGGCCTTGCCACATACTCTAGAAAAAACTGACTAGGCGGGCAATCTTCCATGCTAAACTTTGTTAAACCGTGTAAAGCACCTTTTGAACCTTTACCATCAACAGTTCCTGATATATCGTAACTATCACAACCAAAAGCACCCATGTGTTCATTAGCAGGAAACCTAACACCATTTTTTACAATTATATTGTTTTGTAAGTGTGATGGTGGTACCCAACTTATTTTAAATCTACCTTTTGGATCTGGATAAAATATAACTCTTGTATCTTTTACACCGTTAACCCACTGAAAACTACCTGTTGAAATACCTAGTGTTCTAGTCATCTCTTCGTTGTAATCTATTTGCTCGTATATTTTTACTAAATTAAATATACTGTTAGATGCTTCATCTCTAAACGCGTGCTCTGTAGTTCTTGGAAACTGTCTATAAAATTCATTTAAAGCATCTTGATCAGATTTTAATCCATCAGCTTCGTTGTTCCAATGATCAATTACACCTACATCTATTAACTCTCCGTCTGGGGCGAAGACGTCATCACTAGGCGTATCAAATACAGGACGTCCGTGTTCGTCAATAAATCCTTCGTAGTTCCATTCCATTGGGATAAAGAGAGAATACAAGCCAGACTTTGTTTGTCCATTCCTATTTCTTTGAGTAACGTCTGATGCATTGTATAGTTTTTTAAAGTTATCACCTCCTTTGTCTAGTGCGTTAGATGTTGATCCCATCATACACTTACCAATAATTCTACTACCTAATCGCAAACACGTTTTTGTAACTCGCCAGTTGTTTAATATATTATCTGGTCTTTCCCACTTACCACTTTCATCATGTACTAACAGTTGAAGTTTTTCTCCATCATAACTGTTGTCACCTGTATTTTTCCAATCAATAGTAGTATCAAGTCCAACCAAGTCTTCCTGCTTTTCGTTAGCAGTAATTTTTTTACGTGTGAACTTACTTGCAGGAACCCTATAAGCAAGCTCAGACTTAGGTCTGTCCATACCATCTTGAATCGGTTTAAAAAAGAACGGATAGTTAACCGATATTGGTACG